GCATATTTTTAATAATTTTCATAAAATCTAAAACGCCGTCTTTTTCGTCTTTCCATCTGAAATCAGACTGTCTGAAATCTCCACAGAATAATATTAAACAGTTTTCTCCCATTCTGGTTATCACTGAATCTAATTCATGAAAATTCATATTTTGACATTCATCTACTATGATTATACTATCGTAAAAAGTTTGTCCTCGTATAAAAGATGTTGAAGTAAAGTTAATTAAGTTATTCTTTCTTAGACTTTCATATGCAGTGCCACATTCTAATAATTCATTCACTATTGTCTTATATGGTGCTTCATATGATTCTATTTTTTGTTTTTCGGTGCCAGGCAAAAATCCCATATCTCTAGTAGGAACTACACTTCTTATAATTTGTATTTCTCTGTACATAGATCTGGAAGACATTAATTCTCTCAGCGCAAGATACAGCGAAACGAATGTTTTTCCTGTTCCTGCTACTCCATGTAGAAATAGGTGGTGGCCATCTTCAAAAGCGTTAAATACTTCTTGTTGAGATGGTGTTGCCGGATAAATTCTTTTTAAATCTGAACTCCTGTTATCTAAACCGATGAATCTTTTATTTCTATTAATTTTACTTTTTTTGGATCTTTTGCTCACGCCAGACTCCTTACTCTGTTAGGGGAAAAGACATGTGAACTTATACCTATTTACGAACCGACCTCTCTTGTAAACTTAGTTTCATTATATGTTTTACCCATAGATTTATCGAAGGCTTTATCCAAAACCTTTTCCTTAAACTCTAGTGGAACTTTCGTGACGCCCATGGCGACAGGATCAGCAACCATAGGAGCTTTGGTGATAATCTGTTTTAATTTTTTGGGTTGAGAGCATTGTGGACAAGAACCTTGTAGGACCTCATCTCTTTCAGAAATTTTACACGAATGTTCATATTCGTGATTGCAATTTGTACATCTAAATGTGTATAGTGGCATTATAACCTCATTTCACTATTATAGATGTTAGGCATAAATTTATATTCAAATATACTTTTCCGTTTTTGATTACTCAATATAGAAATACATAACGATACTAATATATATGAAACATTAATACCTAACATCCGTGTTTCACGCTAGTTTTAATCTTTATTAGAAACAAAAGAATACAATTCTTTAGCCTTAACCATAAGTTCTTCCATAGAGTACATTTTATATGCATCTTGGACTTCTTCATAAGTTTTATTACCCTGCTCGTACATATCGTTCATCAACTGAACATTCATATGATATTGACTATCCATATAGTCTTTAGCAAGTTTAAGCATATCTGCTCTAATTTCAAATGGATTTTTGTTTGCCATTATTTCATTCCCTTCACAAACGCATCACCAGTTGCATTTGCAAAATCACTCATAGATTTTACTGCAATTTTTGTGAATGTTGTTTGGGCTTCAATAAAGGCCTTTAGTGGCGCAGACAAAGTTTCGTCTTTCACTAAAGTGTCAACCATTGTTTTCTTTGTAGTCTGGATATGGTCAATCCAGTAGTTTGTTGTCCAATCATTGATCATATTTTTCTCCTGTGTGTTTGTGTAAATTCCCCCTAACCATGGGGGGAAGCGTGCTGATTAAGGAGCAACCCTACAACTATTTAGAAGCTGAATGATGCACCAATGCTAATATCACCCATTCCCCACTCATCGTCTGTAGTGGTTTTTGTATATACTTCCAAGCCAGTTACTGAAGTTACTGGTAGTGTTACTTGATATTCCATACCTGTAAATTCAATATCTTCTAGATCCATAATATTTGGGCCAACTTCTACGTTAGCAATACCAAAATCCCATGTCAAATCAGTTTCAAATGTCAAAGCATTTGTTTCTGTTTCCATGTTTCTTTCTGCTTTAAATTCACTGTCTAATGATAGACCATTTCCTAATTCAATCGCTGCGGCCGAACTTGCCAAACCAAGTGCAACAACACTTGCCGTAATAAGAGTTTTCATTTCTGTATTTCCTTTGTTAAAATTCTTATAAATTAAAATGTCACTACTTCTGTTGCTAGGTGAGTGACCAACCCCCTGTGGTTATGCTGCTAGAGCAAACTCAGATGGTGCAAAATTATCGTTTGCATTTGTAGTTTGTGGCTGAATAACGTAGGCCAACACGGTAATCTACTCTCATCTCTACACACCTGTCGATCCTAGTTCGCCCCCATCATAAATGCACTAACTTTGACCACCCATTCGGGCCATCTATGTTCTGCAAAACTTCCTGTTGCAGCAGGACATAGTGCATTTATGGTGGAGGCGTTGGGTACTGCCCCCAAGTCCAGTATGTATGTTGAATCGTATCAACAATTACAAGTATACTTATAACATAGTTTTCCATGTGCGTCAATAGTTTTTCAACTTTTTAATACACATGGTATTTTTATCACACTATCAGTTCGAAGTGCGGGCCATCAATAAATGGTCTGCGATTTTGAGAACGGCGCAAATCAATATATGCATTCATTGCATCTTCTGCTGTACCCTCATAAGAACGGATATCGCCTTCTGACCATGCTGCTCCCCACTTGACTGCAACGCCGTTTTCTTCTGCTGCCTGCTTGAATGCATCGCAGATATCATCGTATACATTAATTTCCCACACAACATCTGATCCATCGTAAGCTACGACATCAACTGCATGTGAATATCCACTATCTTGAATAAGGTGTTTTGACTTCATAGTTTGAGAACGTCCAGATGCTACTAATTTTTCTTGCTCTTCGACCGTCCGAACACCATATGTGACTCCGAAATCGACCGAAGTCAATTCGATAGCACGCTCTACGACTGCGACCATATCTGGATGGACACCTTCTAATTTAACCTTTGATCTATTTGATAATTTAAATGCCATATCTAATCCTTTTCTGTTTCTATAATATTATCATCTTCATCAACTTCTAATTCATGTTTTGCAAAATCCATACTTATATCTTCAATAGTAACACTAACATCATAATCATTCCAATTTGGAGTTTCCCCGCCGGGGCTTATATGTTCGTATTCTGTAGATACAGCAAATAGGATATCTTCTTCGTCTTTCTTTTCTTGATATTTTCCAAGATCAACTACCTTTGCAGTTCTATCTATACCAGACATTCTTTCTGCAATATCAATATTATCTTTCCGTTTTAGTTCTTCTAAAACACTCTTTAAAACGTTTTGTTCTTGGCTAACTTTTTTTAGAGATGTTACACCCTCAACATCTTCTGGAAATAAGTTTGTTTCTCCAGAAAACCAACCAACATCTTCGCTTGAAAATGTCTTACCGTTATGATTATCTAATCGTAATGTTCCTCTCTTAATAAAATCATAACCAGAACTAATTAAAAATTGTTCAACTCGTTCTAAAACATCGCCGATGATCATATCAGAAGCATCAACTGACATGCTCACTCGCATTCCTTCTCTACCATTTTCTCCTTCTACATAAGAAAACTCGAAATCTGCTTCAAAGGTATCTTCAATATCCATTATCATCTCCTATAAATAATTATCTAAACTATTTTCTGCTTTATATCTTGCGATATTGTTTTTATTGTGTTCCACATCCTTACTATGTATAAAAGGCATTTCAGAACTAATAGTATAACTAGTTTCGCCCGGGCGTTTGATCTTCCATTCTAGATCGGCATCTTTGGGATAATTCATATCCCATTCACAAGTGGAATTTCTATTCATATACTTTCTATCTTTTTTGGTTATTGGATAGATATACCTAAATTGTTTTCCCCATACTCTAGAAAAACCCAACTCGCCCATTTTTTCATCATTTGGCCTTGGTCCATACTTCAAATCATCACGGCCCATTTCCTTTTTCATTTTTCTTTGTATAGTTCTGAAATGAACTTTTTCGCCCTTATCAGTGACATATACATCGCTCCATATAAATCCCCCATGTAAAAAATTGGCAGATTGATAGACATAGCCAGGCTTGCCTACAATACCATCTGCCCAAGTATACAGAAATTTTATATCTGGAGTATTATCTCTCATCCATTTTACTGTTTGAGACAACATCTGACTCTCTGAATTTCTTGGCATAGATTCGTCCATACACATTTTGCCAATTTCAAAATAATCTTTTGTAGTCAATTCTGGAAACATTTTCTTAATTGTTCCCATAGGATTTGTTCCCCATCCTAATGTCAGCACACCAACTAATACATCTTTATCAAAAAACCCAAGATAGTGTTTAGTCAATCTAGGCATCACAGCAGAGTAATGCCTCTCTGCAACAAACAGAGAGGCTGTATTCTTATGAAGTTTTTTGATATTGAAAGTTACCATCAGGCATCCTTCATCATAAATGAACGTTGTTTCTTTGGATCACCCCAGACTTCACGAGC